CGGGGTTTTCTTTTATTATTTGCAAAACCAAAAACTACTTAGTAAAGCAAACCTACGAGGTAATTCTTTATGCCAACAAATTTACAGCCAACAAGCACCGTAAGCTCAGTTGTATTGCCATCAACCGGATCTCATACTGAAGTCGCAGATCTTTTAGCATATGGCATCTACAACACAACATCATCTTTTATTAGTGGTGCTGTGGATCAAGTAGCTTATACTTTTAATAAGCTTGGCGGAAACATATTAGATTTAGAGATATCGACAAGAAACGTTTATAACGCTTATGAAGAGGCGTGCTTGGAATATTCTTATATAATAAACACGCATCAAGCCAAAAATGTCTTATCTGACCTAATGGGTAATACCACTGGAACCTTCGATCAGGACGGGGAATTTGCATCGTTTGAAAAAGGTGTTGCAGTTAAGCCAAATTTAAAGTTCCCCCGCTTTCAGTTAGGTTATGCCATGCATATTGGCAAAGGCGGCGCAGTCCATGCCGGTCTTGGTTCTACACAGAGAATATTTTCTGCTTCGATTACACCAATCAAGGATCAGCAAGAGTACGATTTACAAGCTTTAATTTTTAGTGCTTCTATAGACGGTACTGCTGACGGCGCAGCATTCTCTGGTTCTGTTGGAAAAAACAGAATTAATATTACAAGAGTATATTATAAAACTCCTGCGGCATCTTGGCGCTTTTTTGGAGGTAACGCCATCCAGACTGTTGGCAATTTATCAACTTATGGAACTTACGCTGACGATAGCACATTTGAGCTTGTGCCAAGTTGGCAAAACAGACTTCAAGCGATAAACTATGAAGACGATCTTAGGGTTAGGGCATCACACTATTCTTATGAAATTAACGATAATCGATTAAAACTATTCCCAACACCAGACGGGGAAAGCCCAGAAGCATTTTGGGTAGAATTTAGAACCGCTGAGGATGCTTACGATGAGGTTGAGGATAGGAAATACGGAGCGGATGGCGTAAACAATATGAACGCTTTGCCATTCCCAAATGTGCCCTATGACAAGATAAACAGCATAGGTAAACAATGGATAAGAAGATATGCTCTGTCTTTGACAAAAGAAATACTAGGACAAGTGCGATCAAAACTTGGATCGATTCCTATCCCTGGTAATGACATAACTCTAAACGGACCTGCTTTGGTCAGCGAGGCAAAAGCCGAACAAGCAGAGTTAAGGGAGGAGTTGAAAGCTGTCCTAGATGAATTGGTCTATGGCAAACTCGCCGAAGGTGACGCCGAACTTCAAAAGAATGTTGAATCAGTAATGGCTTCAATTCCTTATGGCATATATGTGGGATAATTAAATGGCTGCTAATAAATGGACCCAACCAACTCAGCCACCACCGCCGTTATTCGTAGGGCAGGCTGAAAGAGACTTTGTTAAGCAAATTAATGATGAAGTCATTGAAAAGGTTGTAGGACAACAAGTACTATACTTTCCAATTGACATGGAAAAATCAAATTATCATAGATTATACGGCGAAGCAATCAAAAAAACCTTTCTCCCGCCAGTAAGAGCTTATGCTCTTGTTGAGTATGCCGGTTCTACAAGAACTCAAACAGAGATTGGCTTTGATAACGTCTATAACATCAACGTTCACTTTCATAAAAGAAGGTTAACAGCAGATCAAAACTTATTTGTTAGGTTGGGCGATTTTTTACAGTACGATCAGTTGTTTTTTGAGATTGTTGATGTTTTCGAGCCAAGATACCTTTTCGGTCAAGACAGTGATTTTGCTGACGGCACTTCGCTAGAGGTTACTGCTGTCGGAAGAGAAGCAAGGGACGGACTATTCAATGCCGGCTAGAACACAAACAAAAACTCAGTTATCTTCATCTTATCCATTGGCAGAATCTAACATAGAAAGTATAGATTTTGCTATGTTTGATTTTTTGAATGATGAGCTAAACATATTTTGCGATACCAACCAGGGTTCTGAGAAGGTGCCTGTTATATTTTCGACCCCAGAAAGAGCGTTCCAAGTTAAAAACGAGCAGACCCTAAGAAAAGACAACGGTCGCACCATTAACCTCCCATTGATAACTCTAAAAAGAACAGGGATGGTAAAAAACCCACAGAACAAAGGTAGGTATGGCGTGTATATACCTCCTTACTTTGATTATTATAACCGAGGCGGTTCGATCGAGATCGCTAGGACAATCCAGCAAGATAAAACAAAGAATTTTGCTAACTCAAATGCCATCAGAAAATCTTCTGGAAAAGATAACGCAAATAGGCAAACTTTTCCTGGAGAAAATAAAAATATAGTGTACGAATCTGTGTCAATACCGATGCCAAAGTTTGTTGAAGTGTCATATGAGATTAAATTGATCTCTGAGTACCAACAACAGATGAACCAGATGATGGAAGTCATGACTACTTTTACAGGGTCGCCTAGCGTTTTTAAGATTTTTAACGGCGGCAACCAGTATGAAGCGTTCATGGAGCAAAATTATAACATTAATAACAATTTTGAACTGGGAACTGACGAAAGAAGATTTGAAACCAGCATTACAACAATGGTTCTTGGGTATTTGATAGGTGCGGGCGATAACCAAAAAACCCCTAATGTTGTTATTAGAGAGTCTGCGGCAAAAATAAGAATACAAAGAGAAAGAACCATTGTTGGGGACATGCCGGAGTTTCGAAAAGACTCAAAAGACAAATATAGACCTTAAAATATAGAACTTTTCTTTACAGGGAGTTTCGCCCTTTCCTCTACTATTTATTAAGAGCAATGAAGTAGCTATATACACTAATTTGCTCCGTATTTTATTAGACACTACATCAAGGAGACCTTTTTGATGGCTGACGAAAGAAAGTTTAAGTTCATATCTCCCGGCGTTTTTATTGACGAGATCGATAATTCCCAATTGCCCGCTGAACCCGGCGTAATTGGACCTGTCGTCATAGGAACAGCCCCTCAAGGACCGGCTATGGTCCCAGTTACCGTTAATTCCTTTTCTGAACTGGTTGAAACCTTTGGTGAACCAAACGCAGGGCAACCCGCTGACGATGCGTGGAGAAACGGACAATTAAGCGCACCTTCGTATGGTCTCTATGCCGCTCAGGCATGGTTGAGAAACAATGCTCCTATAACCTATCTAAGGTTGATTGGTGAAGAGGACCCGGATGCAAACACGGCTGGTAAAGCTGGCTGGAAAGCTGGAACACTTGACGCTACCCCGTCCAATGGTGGTGCGTTTGCACTTGTAGCTTTCCCAAGTTCCTCGGTTGTTGCTGCTAATGCCGGCGCAGCGTTGCCGGCTTCGGGAGCAATTGCCGCTATTTTTTATGCTAATGAAGGGCGAGTTGTCCTTAGTGGTAACTTTGCTGGACCGACAGCCATCGCCTCTCGTCTCGGCACAGGAAGCCTTTCGACGCTTATAGAAACCGATGACAAGGGCAGGTTCCACCTAGCCTTTGCGCCAAACGGAACAGATGCGCTGTCCGACTACACAGCACACGTATCTCTTAATCCTGATGATAGAAACTTTATTAGAAAGGTTCTCAATACAAATCCGACAGTGGTAAACTCCAGTGTCACCACCCAGCAGACACGAACTGCAAATCAGGGCGGCGGTTACTGGCTAGGGGAATCTTTCGAAAGACAACTTAGGGCTGTTGGTTCTGCCTCAATGGGTGTTTTGAACAACAATATTTACGGACAAAGGCATCACTTAGCTTTGTTCCCCATGAGAAACCAAGCCTCGACAGATCAAGACCAAAACGATCACCAGTATGCTTCGCAAAAAGCATCAACAGGCTGGTTCATAGCTCAAAACCTAAATGATGGGGCTGATGCTACCTACCAGGCTCAAGGTCAACAAAAACTTTTTAGAATTGAGGCAAGGACTGGCGGACAGTCGTCTCAAAGACACATAAAAGTTAGTATTGAAAATATTAAGGCACCCGAGGGAGAATTTGAAAGGTATGGATCTTTCTCGGTGGTTATCAGAAGAATTAATGATACCGATGTGAACCAAAGAATCCTTGAAAGATACGATTCTTTGAATCTAAACCCGGCATCGCCCAACTATATTGCAAAAGTTATTGGTGATAAATTCGTACAGTACGATACAACCACCAAAACAAATCGTGAATATGGAAACTTTGCAAACAACTCTAAGTACATCAGAGTTGTTATGGATGAGGACGTTGACAGAGGCACAACAAACGCAGAGTATCTGCCATTTGGTGTCTTTGGTCCCCTGACTTACCGTGCTGCTACCGTAACAAGCGGTTCGGGTGGGTTGGTTGACTACGGGAAAGTTCACTCTTCGCTTAACCTTAGTGGTGCCCGTGGTGGCTTCGCAACCATGGTTGACAGTAATGATGATGGGACGTTCGGCGACCCAGGCGGATATCACGCCACCAGCTACGGCGGCACGGAGAATGAGTTCCTTGTTTTCTACGACCAAGCTGACGCAGCAAGGGTTTGCTCGAACAGCATAACCTTTACAGGATCTTTTGTTTTCCCAACTACTCCATTGCGCCGTCACACGAACTGGGGTGCAGCAGGTCTTCCCATGAAGAGTGTCTACTGGGGTGCCTGGACTGGGATTACGCACACAGACCAAACTTTTGATCCGGGCGTCCTTGATACGCTGACGGCAAAGGCAAACGGTCTCCAAAGCTTCATAGCGCCAACAGGACCAAAAGATGTGGCACCTGACTTTGAGGCAGGAAAAGGCAACTCAGTAAACCTTAACTCGCCTATGATGGGTGTTGGTACAGCTAACTCGGCTTCTGTGGATCCGTTGCAATTTGGTTGGGTGTTTACCCTCGATGATGTGATGGAACACTCTGCGAGTCTGGGTCTTGGCGGTAGATACATCTACATGTCCGGAACTCGACAAGCTGGCACAAGTATTTCAGCACTGTCGGGTGGCTATACAGGCTCGCTCAATAAGGGCATCGATAGATTTACCACGCTTCTTCATGGTGGGTTTGACGGAACTGACATTACAGAGAGAGACCCATTCAGAAATAGCGCAACGGCGGCTGGAACAGTTGAGGCTGACAGTTCAAAACTGCATAGCTTGAAGAGAGCCGTTAACATTATCTCGGACGCAGACCAGTTCCAATTTAATGTTGCGACGATGCCGGGCATTACGCAAAGAGATGCTACTAATTATCTTCTGGAAAAAATTGAAGAGCGTGGCGATGCTTTGGCTATCATTGATCTGGAGAATATCTACACTGCGGACACTGAATCGACTCAGGGCGCTTCGGCAAGAAATTCTTTTACGATTAAGCAAGCTACAGACGCACTTAAAGCTAGAAACATTAATAATAGCTATGGCGCAGCCTATGCCCCATGGGTGCAGATTCAAGATACGATCTCGAACCGGCTTCTCTGGGCTCCGCCTTCGATAGCTGCTTTGGGTTCGCTGTCGTCCAACGATAGAATAGCTGCCCCGTGGTTTGCTCCGGCAGGCTTTACAAGAGGCGGGCTGTCCGAGGGTGCTGGCGGTATACCAGTTCTTGATGTGTCGAAGAGACTGACTTCGGAAGACAGAGATGATCTTTACGAAGCTGGCATTAACCCGATAGCTAAATTCCCGGCAGAAGGAATCGTTATCTTCGGTCAAAAGACACTTCAGCAAACTCGCTCGGCACTTGATAGAATCAATGTGAGAAGACTGCTGATCTTCTTGAAGAGAGAGATTTCCTTCATTGCCTCAAGGCTTCTGTTCGCACAGAACAACCAAGACACTTGGAACAGGTTCTTGCAACAGGCTACACCTGTCCTTGAGAGCGTCAAGTCGCAGTTTGGCATTGATGATTTCCGCTTGATTTTGGATAACACAACGACGACTCCAGACTTGGTGGATAGAAACATCATTTACTCGAAACTGATTGTTAAGCCAACTCGTTCGGCAGAGTTCTTCGCAATTGATTTTGTGATTACAAACAGTGGCGCATCTTTTGAGGATTAAAAAAGTTACAGGGAACTATTTAGGTATAGGAATTCTTTGAGGAGAAACTAAATTATGAGTGGACTTTTTTGGTCTAATGTTAACACCGATCCGAAACGCCGTTTTCGATTTATACTCCAGGCTGGAAATATCCCTGTGTGGACTGTGAAAACGGCTTCCAAGCCAAGAGTGTCGATCGGAACAGTCGAACATCAATTTTTGAATCATACGTTTAAGTACCCAGGTAGAGTTACTTGGGACAATATCACCATGACCCTTGTGGACCCTGTTGATCCTGACTTGTCTTTTACTTTTTTGCAGAAGCTTCGTAGATCTGGTTACGATTATCCGACCAGTCCGAACGTCCGCAACACGATAAACAAAGCGGATGCCACAGGACCTCAAGGCATTGCTGGTGTGTCGATCGCACAAATAGACGCTGATGGGGAAGAGATTGAAAAATGGAAACTGACTAACCCCTTCATCGTCAGCATTGACTTTGGCGGTGGACTTGATTACTCGGCAGAAGAAATGAACGAGATCAGTGTCGAAATGGCATATGATTGGGCTGAGCTAGTTACCCATAGAAACGAGGCGAGATAAAATAAATATAATTCTTGTGTTAGAATTAATTTAGGTTATACTTTAGAAAGGTTGTAGAATGAGTAGAAATCATGGAAGGGTAGCCCCCACCGAAGAGGACGTCCTAGAGCAGGAACCTCAAACAGCACCAATTCAATATATGGATAGTCCACCTGTAGCAGACGATGCAGGGTTTAACTGGACTAATCCTACATATTTTGTTGATGTCCCAAGCAAGGGTAAGTTTTACCCGCCCGGACACCCCATGCATAATCGGGAAACGATAGAGATCAAGTACATGACAGCAAAAGAAGAGGACATCCTTTCCTCTGAGTCATTGCTTCGAAAGGGAGTGGCTATTGACCGCCTCTTGGAAAGTGTCATTGTAGATAAATCGATCGCAGTCCAAGACTTGTTACTGGGCGACAAAAATGCCGTCATGATCGGCGCAAGAATTACTGGATATGGCGAAGAATATAAAGTAAATGTTACTTGTCCGAAATGCAATCAAGAAGGCGACTACGAGTTCGATCTAGAAAAGATTGGGACCAACGATTACGAGAGAAAGATTCAAGAACTTGGCTGTGAGTTCACCAACAACAACACTGTGTTGGTGAAGCTACCCCTCAGCAAGGTAGAGACAGAAATTAGGTTGCTTAACGGGCACGATGACAAAAAGCTAACAGAACAAGCAAACCAGAAGGCTAGAAAAAACTTGCCAGATAGCAGGCTGACGGATCAGTTGCGGGCTTTTATTGTGTCGGTTAACGGGATTGACTCACCTTTTGCTATTGCGAACTTCGTTAATCAAATGCCAGCCAGAGACTCCAAGTTCCTACGGGACTTATATGTTGACATTGCCCCAAACATCGACTTGACCCAGGAATACAATTGTCCTAAGTGCGGGCATGTAGCGGACCTGGAGGTTCCGCTCAATAGCGGCTTTTTTTGGCCTCAATGAAACAAATAAAGAATACATTTACGAGGAAATATTCCAACTAACCTATTACGGTCAGTGGTCCTTCCGAGAGGCATTTAATCTGCCAGTCCTAATTCGTAAATGGTTCATCAATCGAATTGCCGCCGAAAAGACAAAAGAATATGAATCCCGCAGCGGTTCTAAAAGACGCTAATCTATAAAATAAAAAACTTTGTGGACTATTTATACCATGGGGTGTATTCGATGAAAAACAAAATAGATTTTGAAAACGAAGTTTTAGATTTAGATGAAATAAAAAACACTCTAAATGAAAACATACTCCATGTGTTTGCTGCATGGATTGAATATCTTTTATCTAAAATGTTTAAAGGTCGTAGAGTGCCTGTCAGGGTTCGTGGCAACCGCATAGAAGTTGAACGATTTACTGATGCTTTGGTAAACGAAAAAAGGTACATGGACTATATCAAAAAATATGGTCTAGATGACCCCATGACTTATAAGCAAAAAGCTAAGTTAGACGTGGCGATCAAACGATTTGAACGAGAGGCTAATATAAATTGGCCGATCAGAAACTAAGGGGTTTCTGAGATGAGTACTAAGCCATTACAGGTACTAGCAAAAGAATTCGGTGAGGCTCTAGGCAAGCAGGGCCCTGCCGCTCAAAGACAGGCACAACAACTAGGCGAGGAAATCGTTCGCCGATTCCCTAATTCACCGGCAGCAAAAACGGTGGCTCGGGCGTTAGGTATCACTGGCGCTGTCGGCACCACTGCGGTTGGCACGGCAGCAGTAACCGCAACAGGCCAGGTAGCACAGCGAGTTATGGATGAGGTTCTCGACCCGATGAGCCAAGCAGCAGCACAACTTGAGGCATCACTTGGCGTGCAGATTCCAAAATCTGTAGGGGACATCGGGGCTGCCCTGATAGAACTAAGAGTTAAGCTCGATGATCTTCGAGTGGACGTTGGCAGAACAACTGGTCTTTTTACAAAACTTGGCGCTGACCTTGAAATAGTAACGGAACAAAACAGAAAGTTTGGCGCTACGATAGAAAGAACTGCCAAGGTAATGCAGGAGCTAGACACTGGTCTAAGCACCCTGGGTGTAACCACTGTAAGGTCAAGACGGGAAACTATCAGACTCGCCACAGCCCTTGAGAACTTGGGTGTTGCTGCCAGCGACACAGGCGCAGGGCTAGAAGTATTTGCAAGAGGTACAGCACTTTCGGAGGAGGCTGCTCGGAAATCCGTAGAAAGACTGATTCAACTCGGAAGACAGATTAGCTACAAGGGCGGACCAGCCCAGATGATGAAAGACATAGCCGAGATCGGACCTATGATAGCTAAGTTTGGAACAGGCTCCGAGCAAGTTATGGCGGACCTGGCAGTTCAAGCTCGTAAAACAGGCTTGCAAATGAGGCAGATATTTGACGTATCGGATCAGTTTGATACTTTTGAGGGCGCATTAGAAGCCGCAGGCAAACTTAACGCACAGTTTGGACTGGGACTAAGCTCTGTCGCCCTAAATCAAATGGACGACGCCGAGAGAAGAGAAGTCATAGTTCAAAGGTTCCACTCTCTTTATGGCAGTTTTGATAACCTTGATAAAAGACAAAAACAGTTTATGGCGGAGGCTCTTGGCTTTGGCAAAAACATTCAGGACGCTAGAAAATATTTCGAAGAGACCGACATGTTCCCAGAGACGGTTGACTCCTTAACTAACGCAGCCCAAGAACAAGTCAAGATGTCCGAAATAGCTGGTGCAGCCCAGGAAAAGTTTCTTCTTGAGGGTGCTAATCAACTCCTTGGCGAGAACGTCCAGAAGCTTGTCAATAATATGCAGCATAGTTTTAAAAACTTTGATACGTCTGTAAACATGTTTGCTGCTGCGTCGGCTGGGGCTGCTGGCTCTGGGGCGCTGCTGAGGATATTAGGGTTTGGTGATAAGGTTAATGCGGTGCAGGCTTTTACTACTCTTGCCTCCGCAGGCGGTGCAGCAGCAATGACCACGCCAGACCGATCCCTACCTTCTACGATGCCCGGCGCTGGCGGCGCTGGTGCTGGTGGTGCTGGTGGCGGAAGCAGACCCGCTGGCGGTCGCCG